GCGCACTCGCCGAAAAGAAGTGTACACTCTCGCCAACGAGGAAGCAACTGAAAAGGATTCCTACGCATGTTAGATCACTTGGTGCATTTTGAACCTGAGGTCACCGCTCGGGGAAGCTTTGAGAAACTGGACGACGCGACGCCCAGTGATATTCTGTCGGCGCAAGTTGCCACAGAGCAGTGGTTAGCAGAGTTGGGCGTGGATGACGACGAAGTGGTTGCTAACCAACAACAGACACAGGCTGCGCGAAAAGCGTTCAACGCCGTGACTACCAACACGGACAGCGCCGATCAAAAGGCAAGCCTTGCAGAACTAAAAACCCCAGCGGCAGTAAGACATCTAACAGGTATGTTGGCTGCGTACGACTGGCAGTTTATAGACATGGCGCAGGAAATCAGGGGCTACACCGTGGCTAAACTGGTTGAAGAGACAAAGTCCCCCAACGCCAACATCCGTTTGAAAGCTTTGATCGCGCTAGGCAAGGTCACGGAAGTGGGGCTCTTTACTGAGCAGATTGAGGTCAAGAAGATTGAGATGTCGGATGCTGAAGTTGAGCAGCGCATCAAAGATAAGTTGGCCAAGTTCATGGGCGTGATAGACGTGGTGGACGTTTCCGAGCGCCCAGACGATAGTCCACAAGAGAAGAATGATGGGCCAGATGGACTTTGAGCAGTTCACTTCTATCAGCAAGGTGGAGCTTGAGGCCATCCAGAAGGCTCTGCCGTTCATGAGTCTGAAAGACAAAATTGAGTTGCTCGACGATATAGAGGTGCGCGAACGTCGCGCTAGCCTTTCAGCAGCTAAGACAAACATGTTGGGCTTTGCTACATCTGTGTACCCCGGGTTTAAGATTGGCCCACACCACAGGAAGCTGGCAAAGATCTTCACGGACGTGGTCGAGGGCAGGAAAAAGCGAGTGATTATCAACATCGCGCCGCGTATGGGTAAGTCTGAGTTCTCCTCTTACCTGTTCCCAGCGTACTTCCTTGGCAAGTATCCCAACAAGAAGATCATCATGGGCACGCACACTGCGGGTCTGTCGGAGGACTTTGGTCGGCGCGTACGTAACTTGATTGACTCTGAGGAGTACCGTGATGTTTTTCCGCAAACCTTGGTGGCAGACGATCAGAAAGCTGCCGGTAAGTGGTCTACAAGCGCTGGCGGTCAGTATTATGCTGCTGGTGTCGGGGGTGCTCTTGCTGGTCGTGGTGCTGATTTGTTCGTTATTGACGATCCTCATTCCGAACAGGACGTTAAAGTCAATAGTCGACTGGCATTTGATACCGCATGGTCGTGGTTCCAGACGGGCCCGCTCCAACGTCTGATGCCGGGCGGTGCGATCATCATCGTGATGACGCGTTGGTCGCTGTTAGACCTGACCGGGCGCTTAATTGACTACCAGTCTAAGAATCCTGACTCGATTCCGTGGGAGATTGTGGAGCTTCCGGCCATTTTGAACGAAGACGAGGACAACGAGAAGTCACTTTGGCCCGAGCAGTGGCCACTTGATAGCTTAAAAGCTACAAAAGCGTCTATTGATCCGCGTTATTGGAACGCGCAGTACATGCAGCAGCCGACATCTGAGAACTCTGCCATCGTTTCACGCAAAATGTGGCGTATTTGGGAGCAGGATGACCCGCCAAGGTGTGAATACATCATCCAGTCTTGGGATACGGCGTTTGAAACCAAGAACAACTCCGACTATTCCGCGTGTACAACGTGGGGTATCTTCTACAACGAGGAAGAAAATGACTCCCCCCAAGTTATCCTACTGGATGCGTTTAAAGATCGTATGGCTTTCCCTGAACTTAAGGTGGTGGCGCTTAAGCAATACAAGGAGTGGGAACCTGATGCGTTCATTGTGGAGAAAAAGGCAGCAGGGGCCCCATTGATTCAAGAACTTCGGGCGTTGGGAATCCCAGTCCAAGAGTTCTCTCCCAGTCGCGGTAACGACAAAATGGTGCGCGTCAATGCTGTTGCGGATTTGTTTAGCAGTGGTAAAGTCTGGGCACCCGACACACGCTGGGCACGGGAAGTGATTGAAGAGATGGCCGCGTTCCCAGTTGGGGAGCACGACGACTACGTGGATACAACAACACAGGCGCTGCTACGCTTTAGGCAAGGCGGCTTTATTGCTTTAGACACGGACGAGAAAGATGAGCTTGAGATCTTTCGCCGTAGGAAACACGAATACTACTAGGACTACACATGGCAACGAATATTGACAAAGCGCTGTACCAACAACCAATGGGCATTGACGCGCTGGGCGAACAAGAGTCACCACTGGAGATTGAGATTGTTGATCCCGAAGAAGTCACCATTGGCATGGACGGGGTAGAGATCACCATCACGCCCGGAGAAGATGACGGCGAAGAAGGTTTCAGTGATAACTTGGCCGAGTATATAAACAGTGGTGCCTTGCAGTCGCTGGCTGGGGACTTGGTGTCTGACATTGACAACGACAAGAATGGTCGCAAGGATTGGGAGAAGACATACGTTGATGGTCTGAAGCTGCTGGGTCTTCAGATCGAGGAACGCACAGAACCGTGGAACGGCGCATGCGGCGTGTTTCACCCCATGATTACAGAAGCCGTTGTGCGCTTCCAAGCTGAGACGATCACTGAGACGTTCCCAGCCCAAGGGCCTGTGCGTAGCAAACTCATCGGCAAAGAAACGCCAGAGATGAAAGAAGTTGCGTCTAACGTTGAAGACGACATGAACTATGAGTTGACGGAGGTCATGACGGAGTACCGCGCTGAACACGAGCGCATGCTCTGGTCATTGCCAGCCACAGGCTCAGCGTTTAAGAAGGTGTACTACGACCCCAATTTGGGACGTCAAGTGTCTATGTTTATTCCTGCGGAAGATATGTATTTGCCGTATGGCACAACAGATTTGGATACTTGCTATCGCATCACGCACGTCATGCGCAAGACCAAGAACGAGATTATCAAACTTCAGCAAGCAGGCTTTTACATTGACGTTGATTTGCCTGACTCACCCAAAGAATTGACAGACATTCAGAAAGCCAAGGACAAAGAGACAGGCTTTAGTGATTTGAACGACGACCGCTACACCCTGTATGAGTGCCACGTTGACTTGAACCTTGAAGGTTACGAAGACAAAGACGACTCTGGTGAAGAGACTGGCATCATGCTGCCGTACGTTGTCACGTTGATTAAAGGCTCTAACGACATCCTGTCAATCCGCCGCAACTGGAAGGAAGAAGATGACCTCAGACTCAAGCGCCAACACTTTGTGCACTACCAATATATCCCGGGTTTTGGAGCTTACGGCTTCGGACTTTTCCATCTTATCGGAGGCTTTGCTAAATCCGCTACCTCCCTCATGCGACAACTCGTCGATGCAGGAACACTCAGCAATCTCCCCGGTGGACTCAAGACACGCGGACTGCGAATCAAAGGTGACGACACACCAATAGCACCCGGAGAGTTCCGTGATGTAGACGTTGGCTCGGGCACAATCCGCGACAACATCTTGCCGCTCCCGTACAAGGAGCCAAGCGCGACGTTGTTTAACTTGATGCAGACCATCGTTGATGAAGGCCGCCGCTTTGCCGCGACTGCTGACATGAAGGTGTCTGACATGAGCGCCAACGCGCCTGTCGGTACAACGCTTGCGTTGTTGGAGCGTCAACTTAAGGTGATGACGGCTGTTCAGGCTCGTGTGCACTTTGCATTGAAGCAGGAGTTCAAGCTCTTGAAGAACATCATCCGCGACTATACCGACGCGGACTACACATACACACCCGAGTACGGCACTCGCAAAGCTAAGAAAGCCGATTATGACTTGGTGGATGTTATCCCCGTGTCAGACCCCAACGCTGCGACCATGTCTCAGCGCGTTATCCAGTACCAAGCTGTTATTCAGATGGCGCAGATGGCTCCGGACATTTACAACTTGCCAGAACTTCATCGCGGGATGTTGGGCGTCTTGGGCATCAAGAACGCTGAGAAGCTTGTACCAATTGAGGACGATCAGAAACCAATTGACCCAGTGCAGGAAAACCAGAATGCGCTTAAGGGTAAACCGCTTAAGGCGTTCTTACACCAAGATCACGCTTCGCACATTCAAGTGCACATGATGTTGATGCAAGACCCGATGATGCAGCAGTTCATTGGCCAGAACCCACAGGCTCCCAAGATCATGGGTGCAATCACGGCCCACATTGCAG